CTTAATATCTTGTAAGGCCATGTATTGCTCTTTAGATAAAGGCGCTCTAGCGACCATCTCTCCCCATCCCGCTCTGCTGTGCTGGGGCATATCACTCAACACACCCCCGCGAATTATTGCGTCGTGACCAGATTTCTTTAGCCACTGATCGTAGGGGCGGCGATCACCGGTTCTTTTGTGACGCTCCCGCATCATCTCTTCATATCCGGGACTTTGGTTCCCGGTGAACTGGCGATAAAGGCTGGGGTATGTGGTGGGTAGGCGGTGCATAGCATCCCCCAAAATTATTTCGTCCAACATTGCGTCAGACTCCACCCGATCCCTGTTTATCGCTATGGTATCCGTACCCATGTAAGGGTTTGGATTCCCCGGCGGCCCAGGTTCTGTAGCTGGCAAATACTCCGCATACCCCCTGCCTACAGTCCGTGGATTACCCCACACCACATTCAGATTATCGAAAAGACCTGGAACCCTTACTCTGTCTACAGATGCCTTTAACCGATCTATCGGCTTTCGTTTGCGTTTCACTGCAACGGCTGATCGCCCAATAGGTCATTTAATTCAGCCCGGAGTTCTTCTGTTGACTTGTCATCGTAACTCACGGTCTGCTCGACCTTATCCGTAGGTTTGTAACCAGACCGGTCCAGAATATCCATAACGGCCTTTAGCCGGACCTGTTCTGACTGAGCATTTTTCGCCAAATCCTCCAAAAATCCCACAGCCATAGGGGCCATCCCCTGCATCCGTTTCCGGGTTTCCTCCTCTATCTCAGCGGATAACTTCTTCCGCAGGATGGGACCGTTGATATCTGCGGTCTTGGGAGCGTATCCCGCCATTTTGTAGGATTTTGTCGCGTTCCCGGTAAGGACGTAGTACTCGACAAACTTTGCCTGTTTCTCTGTATTAATCATAAGTACCTCTCAGAGGCTCTGTAAGGCCCGTAGAGAGCCGTTCTCGTTACCCTAGTGGTAACCTCTAGGGTGTCAAATATTCCCCACCACCAGCCTCCTACTGACACCTTTTAGGGACTATGGGTTCTCCTTCGTAAGGGCGCATAACTCAGATAAGCATAAGGTCGGGTTATGGTTTGTATATTAGGGTGTGCTTATGGGGGGTTTATTTCCCCCTCCGGTTTGCACAGGGGATATATATATATCTTTAAAAAAAGAAAAGGGGGCCGGGGGGGGTCTGATCTGGCCCGGATTGAGGCCCCATGCGCCCCCCTCACGCATTGGCAATGCTCGGATTATTGGCATTTCCCGCTTGTTATAGTGTCATTGCTCTGTCCCGGTGCCCATCTCGGGGCCCCTTTAGACCTTAAGCTTTGTTGGCCTGGATTTCGCCTGGATTCCGACATCTCGGAAAGTTTTCCGGTGCGTGTGTGCGTAGGTCAGGGATATCTATCGGGGCCCGCCTATCCCGGTCTAATGCCCCACACCCTAACCCTAAGGCCATTTCACCCATAAGTCGCGCTAATCCTGCCCTATGCCCCTATCAGAACCTTTGAGGCACCTATTGTCCCCTCTCGAGTAACATTCTAGGTGTCACTTACGACATATATACAGGGGAGACACAAAATGGAAATTAACCCTCTTGCGATGTTAGGCGCGCTTATCGCCTGTTTTTGCCCGGTGCTACTGATTGCCTATCTGGCAGACCAGGCAATTATCCGGCGTAAACGAACCCGCAAACTAGATTCGATCCGTAACCGGCGAACCCGCCGGGGGGGTGCATGATGGGACACACTGCAACCCCTATCCCCTTTCACATTCCCGCAGCAATCACCGTGGGGACCGTGGAATCTGCCAGCGTAGATTGCGCCCAGTATTTTGGATTAGAGGGCGAAACACTGGCAAAGATCGATAAACCCTATTCCCTTTATTACCGGGACGACGGGCGATATCAGGTTCTTTTCTTGAACCGCAACTGGTTTATCTTTGTTCCGGGGGGTGAGTAATGAGCCCCCGCCGAGCTCAGTACGTCCGGCACTCTGGCAACAGAAAAACCGGACCGATTGCGACGGTTTCATATCCACGGACAACGTGCCCGCCATGTTGTCCCCATCTCGGTAAGACCTGTTATGTCGAGGCGGGCTTTTATACCCGTATCAACTGGGATCAATTAGACGCCGGGAAACGTGGGCAACCCTTGCCGGACGTATACCGGGAAGTTAAACGACTGCCGCGCGGTACACCCATACGGGACAAAGTCGCCGGTGACGAATGGCCGAGCGCCAGGAATCCGAAACTGATCGATAAAGATTTGATTCTGGAGAAGGCGCGGGCGTTCAAGGGTAAGCGAGTTATTTCTTACACCCATTACCCGGCAACCGCTGCAAATGTCCGGATCTTGAAACAGGCCGCCGCCGCTGGGCTGCCGATCAATCTGTCTGCCGATGGTGTTAAAGACGCAGACAAGAAAGCCGCGACCGGGTTATCTGTCGCGGTAGTTGTCCCGTCCGACACGCCGAAAGTGTCTTACACGCCCAAAGGGCGAAAGGTTGTCATCTGTCCTGCACAAACAAGCGAGCGCGTGACTTGCGCGACTTGCCTGTTATGCGCCGATCATGGCCGGGATTATCTGATTGGATTCCGTGCCCACGGAAACCAAAAGAAAACCATCAACGCAACCCTGGAGGGTTAAGAAAATGGCATTAAAGCAATTCGATCCGGACGAAACCGAACAGGAAAGAATCGACCGCGTAGGTTACAGCGGACCGCTTTGGGACCGCTACCAAATATATTTATCTAATACAGCGGATAGTTCCCCAAAAACATTTGACGAATGGCTAGAGGATTAACCAAATGAAAGACGAAAAAAAGCTGAAACAAATCACCGCAGAACTTGCCAAGGATCTCAGGCCGGAAGTCGAGCGGATCGAGGCGCAACCGTATAAAACGACGCAAGGAAATTATGGTCTGTACCTGGCGCTCTTATCTAATCATCACCCGCAAGTCGCTGGCGTTATTGCGTCGGCGCTCATTCTCGCGGGTGCAAACCGGGGCGGCGTGATGTCGGCCCTTCAGATAGTGAGGGGCGACTGATGTCCTACAAAATCATCCGTACATATTTACGCGGCGATAAACGTGCGCGCACCATTCTGCGCGGACTGACATTAGAACAGGCGCAAGCCCATTGTCGGAACCCTGAAACGTCATCTAGAACCTGTACCAGGCCAGACCGTAAACGCATAACCAAGCGTAACGGTCCGTGGTTTGATGGTTATGAGGAGGTTATATGAAAGTTGAAATTAAAACCATTCGCGGGGGCGCGGTGAATCTTCACGCGGTCATACTGCCAGACGGGACAGTATCCGCGACATTCCCGTCGTTAGCGGGGGATTCTCGGGGGCTCAACCAGGCATTCGATCATGCGGTGAAAGTCGGCGGCGAGAATCTGAATATTAACTATCGATCCGTGTCGGGGTTAAGAAAATGAGTAGAATTCCTAAAGATGTATGCGTTCCCAACCTTAAATGGATAGAAAAACACAGTACAAACTGTAAGCGGTGCGGTCATTTGGTGGACGAGCGCGATTGCGTTCCCGAGGATGACGGCGACATTTGTCAAGAGTGCTACCAGAGAGCATTAGTAAATGCGGAACGATACCTAAGCGCAGCAGACGTTGTTGATTTATGCGGGAAGCACAATGTTAGTATTGGATTCTTACGGGAGCTATACCGCGAATGTGAAAAACTGCGCGAGATTATCGAATCCGGGTCAGTTCAAGATCTTGACAACTATTTACTGCGGGAGTGCTAACCATGAGCCGTGAAAAAGAACTGCGCGGGATGAGGTGCTAAATATGATTGATGGAATGCCAGATAACCCTTTTGCTCATTATTCCCCGGCAAAAGCGGAGAAACTACTCGCGCTCGCAGAGGAAATATGCGAAGGCGAGGTAGACGCAGCGGCGCATTTTGCCGTGTGTCTGATTGGTCTTGCTACCCGGCTTGATATCGCCGTGACAATGCTGGAATATGTCGATATTCAGGCGCAACAAGCGGAGGCAGAAAATGAATCCCCTAGACACTGAATGTTATGCCGTGTTGGGCATGATCGAAAAGTTCAGCGCATTAACTTTAGAGCGCGGAAAACGCCCGGATGCGCTGGGGCAGCAAATTCGTGAAACCTACTCTAGGTTAAGTCAAATTCCAGTTAGAGAATTTACCCCTCATCTATGGGATAAGATGACTAAAAAATATCAGGAGGTTTTCTGATGACTACTTTAATAAACACAACGCCAAACGATTGGGAAATCGTAACCTTGCCACTGTCTTGGGACTCTCACACTCAAGCATGGAAATCGACACATCCGGAAACCGGGGAAAGCCGTCTTTACTTTCGCGGCCAGTGGTGGGAAATTTCAGAATCCGATTGCAAGGTGCTGGGAGAAAAAACAAGCTTGGCAAACGCAGCAGCCAAGTTTGAAATTTTTAAAGAAATCTACACATCCGAAGTGGGCTCTTGGGATCTTAGAATTAACGATAACTACGTCACTTTGACCCACCAACGGCCATTCTTCAGCGCCGAACAAGAAAATGACCTTGAAGGCGATGAAGCGTGGGAATGCTGGGGCGGTAAAGAATTGCTTGCAGCCCTAGATTTAGAACCCACCAGATTTGAAAGTTTTGAAGCTGTCACTGGATTCAGTAATTTGCCTTTGCATTGGCATATCGACCGATGCCTTTGTTATTTTGAGTAAAGGGTAACTCTTAAAGTCCCACCAAGGCCCGGTCTAGCCGGGTCTTTTTTTTGGGATCACAAAAGTCCCAAGTCGCTTATCGAGCTTCTCCCGCTCCCGCCATGCGGGATCTTGAGCCCCTTCCCATTCGCGCTCACTCACTGTGCGGCCGTGGGCGTTGGTGTAGCCTAAATGGGTTGCAAATTCCGGGTCTAGGTCAAGTTCGGTTAATTCGCCGGTTAGACCGTCGATATACCGGCCCACAAATAAAAAAGCCGGGGATAGTCCCGGCCAGATAAAATTTCTCTACACTAATAATATAGCAAAAAAAAGCGTAACCCTCAACCAATTTTGGCTTTGGCAGTCGCCAGATCCATAGCAAGGTATGTCACGATCGGGAGAATGATAGTCTCGTAGTCTCGCAGCCAGGATTTTTTGAACGCTTGCGGGGTGATGTTCAGTCCTCGCGCCCGTGAGACTAAAGTCGGTCGCCGCAGTCCCGCGCCCTTGCACTTCTCGCAAACGTGAATGCCAATCCGGCCAACCCCATTACAAGCCCTGCAGCGGGCTTTATCGGAGCGTTCCTCATCTATCGCAAGGTTGATAAGGTCATGCAGCCGGGATTCGGAGATGATTTCTCCCGCGTCCGACTGTTCCCATCCCGCCTCGATAGCGATGGGAATGATCTCGGAAACTAGTTTCTCGCGTAGGTGATCTTCTCGCAGGTAAATTACCCTGGCGTACAGTGTGGCAAGCGGTGATAATGTCGCCAGTGCTGCTGCTACGTCCTCCCATGTGATTTCCGGTGCGCCGGAGCCCCGCTCAAGTCTCGGTGAGCCCGGAGAGAGGAGTTTTAGAAGTTCCAACGAAAAATCCGGGTGTATCCTCCCCCGTCCAAGCCCCCACGTAATTGTAGGAGTAGTATTCCAGAGCTTCCTCGTAACTCATCCCATCTCGCATCATCATCACCACAAGCCCATCCAAATCGTACAGCGGGAACGTGTGATTAAACCTCTCGCAGTATCCTAAATGGAGATGGCTCATCTGAGTCGCCACGCCGGTCCTTTTTATAACGATTTTGCTTGATGGGGTAGTCAAAATTTTCCCGTTTGTAGTATTTGCCATAGTTTATGTCCCTGATGTATGAACCAGAGCAGCCAAAGTCGTGCGCGATTGCGTTATTGCTCCGACCGGCGCGTAAATCGACGTAAATTTCCTCGATTTCCTCGTCGGAGAAGTTAAATTTCCCACTCAGCAAGCTCATCGCCTCCTGGAAGTGCAAATTTTAGGTATCCATTCTCGCGTTTTGGCGGCTGGACCTCGTTTACGACTCCCGCTTGCCCTTTTTTGTTCGTTACATCAAGTTTTACGGGCAACAATATCCCGCGCCACTTTTTGTGAAAGATAAAACCTTCAGTCGTTAGCGTTTTCACGTTTTAAATAATTCCTCAATGAGTTTTTCAGCCACATGATCGTGGACCTTCAGTTCCTCATGGTCGATTAAGGTCACTGTCGCTGTTTTGGACCCATCTCTTGAAATCGAGCTAAAAAAAGATGGGTAAAAAGCGACTGTTTCACCGTCTGTGGTCGTAAAAGTGACCTTTTCCGACTTTTTTGTGGTCGGAGTAAACCTAGCGGATTTCAAGAGCAGTCCACCTGTCGGCATACCCATTTATTGCCGCTTTTTCGCCATCCCCAGACCTCGATCTGGAATCCGGCCTCGCGGAGTCCATCGATATGCTCACTCTCCGCAATCTTTTTGACCCTGGCAGAGACATTCGATGCGGAAGTTGCCTGTACCAGCAAGATCTCGTTGTCTTTGTACGCGATGATGTCTGCGACATTGAATAAATCTTTCCTTTTTTTAGTGAAGTGATTGAAAACCTCGACTACCCAGGGTTTCCAGCCCTCATCTCTCAGCTTTTTGAGCGATCTTGCCGTTGGCGATAGCACGTTACGTTTTCCGGCTTTCCAAATACCTCACTGATTGCCAAAACAACGTCACCCATTCCATGTTTTTTGATCCACTCCCACTTAGCGCGCTTGCTTGTGAACAAAACCTCGTCATCGTTTAAGGTATTCCGCTCGGCAGCGGTCGGAAAAATCGGATCTGGTTTCGCCATCTTTTATGTAGAGCCCCATTTCCTTCAATTTGGCTGCTAAAACGAGCTTGTACGGCAGTTCTTCACCGTTGTAATACTGTTTGGAGTATTTGTCGGCCCAACAGCGGTCACATTGGCCCGTATCTTGGGTTGCGGGTTGTCCACAGTCGCAAATTTCTGATTGCTGCTCTTTTTCCTTAACAACCGGGACCGTTTCCCAACGAGCCTGGTTAAGCCAAGTCGAGCCCATCGTGAGAGGGGTATCATTCTTCTGGCACAGTTGTTTGTATCGTTTTCCCGCAGCCAGAACCTGATTCGATAGCTCCCGGTCCTTTACCGCTCGATCGAAAGCGACTACGCACTGTTGTTTACTGCCAGATCGCCATCCGATCGCCCAAAACTCCCGGAAGTCGTTTTGTTTCCACTCCGGGAGTTCCTTTATCAGTTCTTCCGACGATTTCCCGGCTATTGCCACTTACTCGGCAGGAGCTTGTTCTTGGGTTTGGGTGCTGGACCCACCTGTCGCATCGCTCGTTGCGCCCCCACTGGTCGATCCTGCCTCGATACATCCCGACAGAAAGACCAACCCAGCGATGACAGCCAACGGCAGGATCAGCCAGCCTTTTTTGATTAAATCAATCATGTTGAGCCCTCTCAATTTTTTGAATGGATACGCCAGCGCGATAAGTCGTATCGCCTAAAGTCAGGCTGTGATGTGTCGCGCAGCCGGTGATTAGGAAAGCCGTGATTAAAATCAGGTACACGACAATTAGATTTCCCCAAGTCAGCAAGCCTTTCATTTTTCCTTTACCTCGTTTTTCCATAGCTGCCGCCCTTCCCCGTGCCCTAGCACTAGGTCGGGTCCCCTGTAATTGGTCTTTCGACCATCCCCTTGGGCTCTCACCCAACGCCCTTTCGGGCGGCGCGATAAACTGCTGGCACGGTGCCTGTTGACGGCGGTGGGTCAGAGCAGGACTAAAGCCGGACTTTTGGGATCAAGGGTCTGGGCAATCCGGTGTTCCACCCCATTTTTCGCATCCCTGGCGCTCCCGAAAAAGCGCCCCCCGCGAGGGGGGGGCTCAATGACAACCAAGCGGGAGGAGGAGACACTTGACGGTTGTCATTGCCAACTCTAAAGACAACTGTCAGGGATGTCAAGAAAACTAATTAGGGATTTCGTAATCTTCCGAGGTTGACATTTACCCCGGCGGGATTCAGAGTGTGGGTGTCAACTAATGCTTAACGGTCACCACTTATGAGTGAAGCACACGAACAAGCCGCGATAAGAGTCAAGGACTTGTGCAGAGAGAGAGGGATTAACCCTGCGGAGTTTGGGAGGATGGTCGGTGTCAGCCGACAGCAGGTATACCGCTGGTTCTCTCTTTCTCAGAGAATGCCGGATCTGAAGATCGACAAATGCGCGGAAGTGCTGGGGGTCCACCCTGCCGAGCTACGCTACGCCGTAAAAGGCGCAGAGATCGATAAAGAAAAACTCGGCCAGATCCTGACTGACCTTTTTAAGCAGGTGAAAGATAGGGACGCCTCCATCACCCCGGCGCAGATGGCGAAAATTACAGCCGCCATCTACACGCACGGGAATGGAAAGGAAATTGCCGATTACCTAGACGTTATCTCGGCTTGAGCATTGTTAGGTTATCGCCGATATTCTTCATGTAGGGCTGCTCACCATTTTCTGGAAAAGGGAGTTTCTCCACCTTCTCCGCGCAACATACCGTCACTCCCACATCAGGCAGGAATGCTGCGCTGATTTTTACCGGGATCAGGTGTCCGGTGACAAACTCCAATGCTTCGTAGAAAGTCACCTTGTTTTTGGCTGACAGTTCTGCGTGAGCCCAGGCAGTGTCCTTTTCAAATGTTGGCGGGGTGAAATCTAGAATGTCGCCTAGCACCTGTCCGGTGCTTAACCCTAGTAGGTCGGCGAAGCTCTGTGTGCAGTCCGAGATATGTGAGAAATCTATCCCGGCTAGTGTGAAAAATCCCCGCGTTACTTCTTGGGGGTCGCTTGATTGTGGGGCCGTCCCCCATCGTACATTGTCCATTTAACTTGTTTACCTTTTCTGTGGTTTTCTGATGTTTTTCTCCTATTAGATGTAAAAGTAAATAAATCACGGTTGATGTGCGATATACCAATCAGGGAAACAGTCTCGATCCCTGTTGCTGCAAATCCAGTCGTGGCGTTGGATGGTCCACCAAGTACATATCGCGGCTGCGCTCCACCCGCTCGTTCTTCGGCGCTGCCAACTGCCGCGCCATCGCAACTTCTCAAACGATTGGTCACTTGCCCCGAAGGTGGGCGCGTCGGCCCTCGACCGAGCGAAGGTATCTGGTCTGTATTGCTTGCGTTCTTTGGCCCATGCGTTGCACATACCGCCGTCCCACCCGGCAATAAGATCAGCGCGGGTTCGGTAGCCGATGCTGCGTGTTCCCACCCGGTTCTTGCCAAAGAACATATAGGGCTTAGATCTCCATCCTCTCTTGGCATTCTTTACGCCAATCGCGTTTGCGAAATGCGCGCTGAGTGTTTCACCGAGGACATTAACCACGGACTGTGGTCTATCCCGCCAACTCCTTGATTTTTTCGTGACCACAAGCGCGGTCATTGTGTTGTTACAAAGTGCCATCCGTATTCCCCCAGAACAGTAATTGAGCGAACCAATAAGGTTATTAAAAGTCTTTGGGGATGTCAACGACCGAGGTAATAATTATTCCAAAAAGGTGCCGATTGACACTTCAGAACCTTTCGAGTTACATTTGACAACTCTTAAAGACCAATAAGACAAAAGCAAATGTATAGAACAACAGATCCAGAAACTTCCAAATTAGCCGCCGACGCGATGAAAGCGTCCGGCCTCGATTCAGTTCAAAAGCAGGAAATCCTTGAAATTCTGATAGGTCGGCGTAGTTGCATGACCGCCCGAGAATTGGACATAGCAATGGAAGCCGAGCGTTACACCGCCTGTAAGCGCCTCCCAGAGCTAGAAAGAGCGGGACTGATCCGCAGGGTGGGTAACCGCCCCTGCTCCGTCACCGGACGGACAGCGACAACGTGGCAAATCAGAAAGTCCCGGTCCCAGAACAGTTAATCAAGCGGGTCACTCGATCTGCGAAAGACGAGAGATGCTGGCTGGGGCTCCCCGGAGTCTGTAACGGAAACACACAGACGGTCGTATTTGCCCACTACCGCAGCCTACGGCTTGGCGCTGGGGTAGGACGGAAACCGACCATCTGGGGGGCTCCAGCTTGCTCATCCTGCCACGATGAGGCCGATCGGCGTACCCGCATCCTGGAGAATGAGTTTGTCCGTGGGATTCACTGCGAGGCGACCCTCGCCTATCTGGAGCATCTGAGATGTCAGAACGTCATCAAGATCAGTTAAGGATCGACATCAAACCCTCGACGATGGAACGAATTAACTCGTTCACCGCTCTAGGGTTGGAGAAAGGCAACTACGAGGCATGGATAAGGCCGAAACGCCGATCGAATCCACAAAACGACCAGATGCACGTTTTGTTTAGGGAGATAGCCGGGAAGACCGGCCACACCGTTGGAGAGATAAAAGAATACGCAAAGCTCAACTTACTCGGAACCAAGGAGGTAACGATCAATGGAGTCCAAACCGAAATCGCCAGACCCACTTCAGATCTGTCAAAACTGGAGGCAAGTGATTTCATCGCCAGATTGGAGGCATTACTACATGAAATATGAGGATCAGATTGCGAGAGATGTAGATGAGAAATTTTTTCAACTGAAATCAGACGGGGCCATGACCGCTGACAGCGTTTGTGACGCCCTGATGACAGCACTGAGACAGCAAGACAACCGACTACGAGCCAAAGCCATTTTGGACGTAGCGGAAAAACACAACATTGAACCCATTGAAGTAAGGAGGGCCTATTTTGCTCCACAAGATAAAACGTCCTGACGGTGACCTTGAGATCGATCTCGATGAAAAGCACCGCTACTGGTTAAACGGCAAACAACTTTCCGGGGGGACCAAGGTCGCCCAAAGGTTTGCCAGTCCGTCTTTCTCTGTCGCTGCTAATTGGGCCGGTCGTTGCGCCGGGACCAGAGCAAAAGAGATATTGTCCAAAGTGATGACCAATGAAGTCTCACTGGACGAGCTTACGATCGAGAAGATGGTCAAGTCCATTACGAACTCACACTGGTCCGTTTCTTCCGAGGCCAGAGAAACGGGGAACCTTGTCCATGAAGCCCTTGAGAAACTTATCAACGCCAGGATGGACGGCAGTGAAGAACCACAGCCGCCGATCCATACCGGGGCACGGACGGCATTCAACGCCTTCCTCGCGTGGGAAGAAGAAAACCAGCCGGAGTACCTCGGGTCCGAGGAAGTTATCTATTACCTCGATGCCAAATCGGGCTTCGACTATACCGGCACCTTGGATCTCGTTTTCCGGCTGCAAGGCAATCTCTGTCTCGGAGACTTCAAGACCTCAAAAGTCTTCACCGAGGAAATGATCGCCCAGGTTGCGCTGTATGCGACAGCTTACGAGCAGTGTCACGAAGAGAAGGTCAAGAAGCTATTTATTTTCCGGCTTCCGAAGACAGATGATGGTGAGTTGGAAATCATCGACTTCGACTTCACCCCGAAATGGCGCAGGTTCTGTCGCCAGATGAATGATCTCGACCACTTTCAGCGCGAGATCGGAAAAGAATTACGTTCAAAAATAAAGGAGCTACGCAATGCAAAAAATTGAGATTACGACTGACGAGTTTGAGGTGAGTTTTCCTAACCTCGCCGCGCATGAGGAGTTTGATGGAACTTCCACCGGGAAATTCTCTATCACGATGAAGTTCGATAAGGGTTCAGAGGGACACAAGCAGTTAAAAGCCGCTGCGGATAAGGTCCACAACGGGGGGAAGTATTACCCTCTTAAAGACGGTAAAGGCGACTACGACGATGGCAAGATCCTCTGCAAAGCGAAGTCCAAGTTTGGGGTCAGGTGCGTGGGTAGCGATCGTGAGGATATTCCGAGAACCGACATTCACCACGGCGACATCTGTCGCGCCAGAATTGCTTTCAGCACCTGGGAGAAGGGGTCAAATTCCGGGACCGCTTGTTATTTACAGGCAGTTCAAAAAGTTCGCTCGGGTGGGTTTACGGGTTTTGAGAAAGTGGACGAGGAAGATACGGATCTTCCTTTTTGAGTTGTAGACGTTAATGAACAAACCATCACCACTACTGGTTGCACCATCACGCATCCAGGATGTAGTCGGCATTTCCAAAACTACGGCCTATCGCCTTTTGAAATCTGACCCGGACTTTCCCCCACTGGTCCGGGTCGGTGAGAGATCCAGTTACTGGAGATTAACGGACCTGCAAACGTGGGTCCGTGACCTAGAAGGGGCACCGAAAAGGGCACCGAGGCGTCCCCACGACGCTAAGTAGTTGATTCTTATAGGGGGTGGAGCATATTACGAATGCGCTGCTCTACCAACTGAGCTACACCGGCTGACAACTAGAATAATAGTCTTTTTCGCGTTAAACTTAGCACTCTTTAGGCTAGGAATATTCAATAAACCGCGCATTTGCAACTGTCAACTGAGTGTCACTTAGTGCCATACAGTGTCAACTAGTGCGCTCCAGTTCTCATTTTAAAAGGGGCACCGAGGGGGCACCGAAATGAAATTCTCTGAAATTGAAATAACCGAACAAAGGTATGAATTGTATTTAGGCGAAACGGGATTATACGCTCGCGTAAATCCCACGGGCAGCATATCTATCTACTATAAGTATTCCGTTGACGGAACGCGGTCCAAGCTCCCTCTGGGAAAGTACCCTGATCTCAGTCAAGCGGAGATATTGAAGGAGTACCGCAAAGCCAGGGGCGATGTCGCAAAAGGGTTGGACCCGCTTTACGAGAAAGAGAAAAGAAAACAAGAGATAAGGCAAGAGCGCCTTGCGAGGAAGAATGAGGTCACCGTGGCAACTGCGGCAGAACAGTGGCTTAAAGACATTCAATATCAATTAGCGAGAAGCACTTATTCGGGATACAGGTCTTGTATGAAGTGCCACGTATCTCAGTCACCGATATGGAGGATGCCGATAAAGGATGTGACGTATCAGGATCTAAAGGCAATTATTGAAAAAATCCACAAAACCAAGACCCCTGCCGCTGCAGGGAATGTGAAGGCGGCGATTTCTGCCCTATTCACCTGGAGCATAACCGCAGGGTATTTGCAGTATTCCGTCGCTTTCGCACTACGACGAAAATCGTCTGATGATATTGACCACGATGAGAAGCCTGTACGAACCAGAGTTTTGACAGATGGTGAAATCAAAGATCTTTGGTTCGCCTTTGACGATCACCCCGGATCTTACGCCGCGAAGATGGTGCTTTTAACTGGATGCCGTCCTAAAGAAATTGCAAAAATGCACAGCAAAGAGATACAGGGAGATTGGTGGACATTCCCTCGGGGAAGATCAAAAACACGAAAATCCGATTTCCGAGTTTATCTGACTCCGTTAGCTCGATCCCTCCTAAAGCATGAAGAGGGTTTTATGTTCCCAAGCACTACAAAAGGGAATCAATCAATCGGGGACAGGAAGGGGGCCGAGGCTTTCGACAGAGCGCGAGAATTGGTTGGGTTGCCTAGCGCCGATCGTCACGAACCAGACGGTGTTCGACAGTACGACTTCCGACGCACACTTTGTACGAGAGTCGCAGAGCAGTTTCCTGATTCAAACATTCACGACGTTTTGCTGAGTCACAGTCAACCCGGAACCCAGGCTGTTTATAACCAGTACAAGTACGATAAACAAAAGCAGGAAGCTCTGCTGTGGTGGGATGCAGAGTTAACGAGAATCCTGGGGTTGGGCAAGGTGTTTAAACTCGCCGTCTAGGATTGTGGTTACGTTGACTACGCAACCGGCGGGAAAAGCGGTGATGCCGTAGGGGACTGGCTTGTCCTCATCCTTGGAATCTCCGGTGAAATCATCCGGGTCCAGACAGTTAGCGATCTTTACCGTGTCCTGGTTACGGGATACCAGCCAGCCTACGGAATAGAGTGTCGGACAGGTAGCCTCTGAGGCTTTCTCCCAGCCACTGTAGGCGATGATGTCGCGCCACTCGACTACGACCAGGGTCACGCCTTTGGAGTCTCTGCAGGCTCGATAAAGTCTTTGTGGACGAGATGCCAGAGGTCTGGATTGTCAGAGCATAATCCTGTCTGGATCGCGAATTCTGCTAACACCTTGGCGCGTTCCCGTTTACT